AAAGAATATAATAAATACAGTTTTATTTTATACATCAGTATAACAAGTTCGAACCTTATATTGAATATTAGGTGAACCAGATGCATTACTTGCACCACATAACACATGAAAAGAGTTATCAGTAATATCAGCAACAGACCCTCCAGCTGTTGCATTAAAGTGTATAAGAACAGGTTTACGAAATTTGATAGTATAGTCAAAGATTCGGTTTAGACCATTACGATCGTAATTAGAGAGATCTGCACCAAAATTAGGATTTTGTAGTACAAGCCTCTTGTCCTTTAAAACACGATACCGACCAAAGGTAGCTGTAGATTGAAACATATCCCATGGTAGAGTACCAGTACCACTGTCAATTAGAGTTCCAGAAGACATTTGAGCACCATTAGTTTGTTTATCTTGTACAACAATTAAACGAAATATAGCAGCCCCATATGCTTGAGTACCAGCTGAAGCATCATTTACATTAGCTAGTTCAATTTCACCACGTATTTTGATACTATGAACTGCAACACGACGACCAATACGGTCACTAATACCAGTACCAGGAACAGGAAGGAAGAGTGTATTAATAGAAGGAGGGTCTTTCATCGCATTAGAAAAGGTAGTAGTAACAGCACTTATAGATGACGTGACAAGTTGAGAATCAAAGTATTTTCTTTCGCCAATGGAGAGAGGGTTTCCCAGAGTTCTTGGAACGAATAACATGCCTTGAGTTTGTGCTGAGGGAGCTGTACTACGTACGAAGCGGGTGGGCCTACGAGATACTCGAGCTTTACGGAAGGGATATCTTGCTCGTCTGATTCCAACCATTCTTCAGTGTAATTATCTTCGTCAGTAGAATCGTCTATAAAGTCACTCGCTGAATAGTCTTCGCCTTCAGAATACACTTCAAAAGAACGGGTCATTGAGTATTTGATATATTAATGTGAAGTTTATATAGTAGAGGGAAAGGTGATTTCGAGGAAATGTGAAGTTATTTTGATTGGAGGAAATGTGAAAGGGGAGGGAAAGGTAGTAGTTACACCAGTTTTATTTTTAGATGAGGGATTTATCCGGGATTAATTGATTTTTGACAGGTGGAAAGCGGGGAGCGCTCACCATAAATTCTCTGAATTTTAGGTGCTTTTTTTTCGATTTTGAAATTTCCTGCGGAAGCTCTGCCATTTTTTCTCCAGCTATTTTGACTTAGAAAATTTTAGATGTCAGCACTAATTAATAATCAAACTAAAGAAACACAATCTAAACCAAAAGAATTTAGATTAAATTCTCAACAGTTATTTCTTACATATAGTCAATGTCCGATTAACTTAGAATTAATTCTCAATCATTTAAAATCATTAGTAGAAATAGATAAATATATAGTAGCTCAAGAAAAACATCAGGATGGTAATTTACACATCCATTGCTATTTATTATTGAAATCGAAATTAAATTTAAAGAATCCACGGAAATTCGATTATCAGGAATACCACCCTAAAGTAGAAGGGTGTAGATCATATAAGAATGTAATCAAGTACGTCACAAAGGACGGTAATTATATTACAAATTATGAAAGAGATATTTTAGAGAAGATAATTAATGACAATAAGAAAGCTAGTGAAATCTATGTAGAAGCAAGAAAATTAGCAGTAGAAGATAAAGTAGAAGAAGGTATGAAGATATTAGAACATGCAAAGACAGCAAGAGACCTTTGTATTCATGGAAATACAATAAGAAGAAATCTAGAGAGTCTTGTTCCAAAACGTCGAAAGATAGTTTTTGCACTGTCAGACTTTAGAATAGATTTTGAATGGGATAGAACGAAGACTTTAATATTGTGGGGACCCACAAATACAGGTAAAAGTAGTCTGGCCAAGGCTCTCCTGCCAGATAGTTTATTTGTTAGTCATATTGATAGACTTAGAGATTATAATAGTAAAAGTTATACAGGTATTATATTTGATGATATGTCATTTAAGCATATCCCAAGAGATGGACAACTCCATCTCGTCGACAATTACGATGATAGAGATATACATTGTCGATATGCACCTGCTTTTATTCCAGCAGGAACCCCAAAGATTATTACAAGTAATAATCCCCCCTCTGAGATTTTATTAGTATTAGATCCAGCAATAGCGAGAAGAGTACAGATAGTTAATATAGAATATCAAGTATGGGGAAACCCTAACCCTGATACAACTACAACTACAACTACAACTACTACTACACCAAGTAGAAGTAATTCATTCATTACCCCAGTCACTACGTTCGGGGGTGATTTTGAATGGGTAAAAGAAAGATTTAGAGGGGCACCAGGCACCCCAGCGTCCGAGGACGCTGAACGTCCGGCCTAAGCAATGTTATGGCCGGACGCTGAGGGAAAATATTTTTCCGGTGAGCGTCCCCTGCTATTTTGACTTAGAATTTTTTCAATAAAATTATTTTTTTATATATTAAGAGTAATGTCTATGAAACTAGGTTTAGGCGCTTCGCGCTGCTTTTTGCTATATAGTCTTGGAAGTCTATGCGGCAGGATAAGAGTGAAGTCAGGCCTCGCGCTTGGCGCGCTCGCTGTTGTGCGGCAGGATAAAGTTTATGAGAAAGAATATAATAAATACAGTTTTATTTTATACATCAGTATAACAAGTTCGAACCTTATATTGAATATTAGGTGAACCAGATGCATTACTTGCACCACATAACACATGAAAAGAGTTATCA